GATCACCTCGAAGGCATCGTTGGCCATGCCGACGGTGATAGCACCGGCGGTGTCGTCGTCCACGGTCACCTGCGTGACAGTGCGGAAGTACAGCGTGCCGGTCGAGGTGTCCGTGTCCGCGCCAGAAATGGTCTCGGTTTGAGCGTTCCCGTTTACGTCAGTGCCAATGACGGTGAACGTGCGTCCGTCATCGGCACCAGCACAGGTGATCGTGATCAAGCGCGCCGCAGTAAACGTGGCGACACCACCGGATGCCAACGCGCCGTTGATGGTGAGATCTTGCTCACCACCAGCCCCCGGGGTTTGCGATTGGCAGACCCCGTCGGCGTCGGCAGCGGTGGTGTCCGCTGCGATGTACTTGGCCTTTACGTCAGAGCCAGCCATGTCTCACCCCTTATGCGATGGTTGCAATCGGGCTCGACAGCGCTTCAGCTTTCCAAGTCGAGTTGGTGCCGTCATCCGAGATGCAGGTCAGCTTCACGCGGCTGTTGACCACAGTCGAGTTCGGCAGGGTCAGCGTGTCGCCAGCAACGTCGCTCGCCGGGTTTGCTGCCGCACCACCGAGAAGGCTCAGCGCGCCGTAGAAGTTCGACACACCCGCGCCGGGGAGCACGAAGGTCACCGTCTTGGCCCCACCAACGGCGGTGGTGACGATGAACTCGTAGGTGGTGCCGACGTTCGCCGTGCTGAGAGCAGGCATGTTGACGACGATGTCGTCGGTGCCATCGATCTCGAAGATGGTGCCGGACTGAGCAGTGGTCAGCGTGGTCGTGACAGCCGCGCCGGTGTTCAGCGTGGTGTTGTCCACCGAAACGCGGAAGTTGGGACGGGCGTCGTACGTCGCATCGACGGTGACCGCGCCGGTGGTGGCATTCTTGCTGATGGACTGGAAGCCGTTTTCAGACCGCACAGGGCCCGAGAAGGTCGTGTTAGCCATGTCGATCTCCTGTCGTGGCTAGTGTCAGCGGAGTGCCGCTGTCAGGGATGGGGGAAAGATACACGAGCTTTGCCCAGCGGTCCACACCCACGTCTCTCTGCTGCGCAAAAGAAAAGCCCCCGCCGAAGCGGGGGCTCACCGGACCTAGGTCCTTTTGGTTAGGCGGCGCCCGGCGAAGCGAACACGCAACGCGGGTCGGAGAAGCCAAACGAGAACCGCTCACGAGCCTTGAAGCGCATGTTCCCGGTGTCGAAGTCGTTCTCCATGCCGGTGGTCATGCGCACCCGCTCGAAGTGAACGAAGCCGCGCGGTGCGTCCGTCTTCACGAACCAAGCATCGGGGTCCGTGAGGAAGTCGTTGACCGCATAACCCTCGGGCAGCATGCCCATGGATTTCAGCGCGTTCACGTCGTTGTCGGCGGTGCCAACGCGGAGGTTCGAAACCATCAGACGCTCAGCCACGAACTGCAGCTGACGCGGGATGATGAGCTTCATGCCGCGAAGGGCGACCTTGAGACCGCGCTCGTCAACGAAGCCAGCGATGGAGATGAGAGCATCTTCCAGCGAGGTCTCGTTGAGGTCCGACGCGACGGTCGGACGGTTCGAGAACGTGCCACCCGACAGGAGGGGGTGATCGGTTGCGGCCAGAGCCTTACCGTCGCCACCTGCGGTAGCACCACCCGTGAACGCATTGTTCAGGACGGCGGCCGCTTTGACCTGCTTGGTGTGTGCCATCGAACGTGCGAGGGCCTTCGTGTAACGACTGCCAAGGCGGTCGTAGAGGTTGTCCTCCACGGCTTCCTCGGTGATCGAGAAGGCCAGTGCGACGGTCTCGTGGTTGTACCGGGCGGTGTACGCCTCGTTCGCGTCGTCGAACGAGATCGCAGAACCTTCCGACTTGGTCGGCGCTGCACCAAACCCACCGAGCATCACTTCTTCTTCGAACGCGCGGTCCGAGGTTTCGGTGACGTAGATCTCGGAGTGCTGGTTTTCGTACCGGCCGTACTCCATTCCGAACAGGGCGTTGAGACCCGGCTCGAGCTCTTTCGCAAGCTGTGCGCGCGAGATTGCCATCAGTCAGCCCTCCTTACACGCCGGTCGTCGAAACGGTACCGCCAGCGATGGCGCCGTTCGGCGAGTTGAAGTGGTTGTTCAGGCGAACAATCACGGGGATACCAGCAACGGTGAAGTCCGAGTTCTCGGGATCCTCTTGGATGCCCATGATACGGAGGTTCAGGGTGTTGGTGGTGGCGATGGTCTGAACGTCGAGAACGCCAGCCGACAGGCCCGTGGTGTCGTCACCGGTGGTGGCGGTGGCGAAGTTGGCGTTCGAGAAGATCGCCGCCCGAAGCTCAGCTTCGGTGTCAAACGAGGTGTTCAGGTTACCCGTTGCGATGACGAACGTCTGCATCGGGTCGTCGTAGACGAACGCCTTGACGGGGTAGTTCGAGTCAGCGCCCGACCCCGGCCACTTGTTCGACCAGACTTTCTTGCCCGTGGTGGACGACACGTACTCGCAGCCCCAGAACACACCGAGAAGACCAACGGTGCCGCCAGCAGCTGCGCCCACGATGTCGATGACACCGGCGGCGAGCGGGATGACGGGCGAGCCCTGATAGATCTTGTTGGTGTTGCCAGACGCGATGCGATACTCGGTCAGACCACCGGTGTTCGCGTTCTGGCCGACCGTCCCCACGGGACGAAGACCGAACGCACCATTGGTGTTAGCCATGGTATAGCTCCATCAATTTACTCGGAGCCGCCTTCACGGCCTCCGAAGGTGACACGACTCTGCCGTTCTCTGTGGATCGGCATCGAAGGATGACTTTCCTTCATCAAGTCCTGATCGACCGCCTGCATCTGTTCTCGGGTCCGGCCACCGTAATACGCGGATCTTTCGTTTGCAGTCTCGACAGGGATTCGGCACAGCATCAGTCCGCCGTTACCGATAACTCCAGCGTAGCGTCCATCCTCAATGGTCGGTGCAATGTAGTCGGGGTACTCATCGGCCCGAACAGGCTCCCAACCCTCCTGCATCTTCGCAAAAGCGTTGGTCTTGTCCTCTTCGTTCCGCATGGCAATCCGAATCCAGCGGTGCACGTAACCCTCGGGAGGAGGCGGTGCTTGAAGCCGACTGGGCGGGGCCCACGGCTTGCGGCGCGCGGTTGCTTCGCGCGTAAGGTTCGAGCGGGGCGTTCGCTTCGTTTCGACCATCTGGATCACTCCTTCACGTATTTCGCATATTCCTCGAGAGGAACGTTGAGTTTACGGGCGATAGCGATCTGAGACGGCGTCAGCTTAACGCTCCGGCGCCCCTGCTTAGTGGAACGGGATGCAGAGGAACTCGCAGAGGCGACTTGAGCTCCACCCGTCTTACGGTCGGACTTGAACTTGTGAGGAAACTCCGTCCTCATCCGACGATCCACCTCACTATAGTACTCATCGCTCTGCGGGTCAAAACCTTCTTCCTCGACCAGCCTACGATGGATACCAAACGCAGCATAAGTCATGACCTCGTCTTGACCAAACCACGTGTTCTTTTCCGCCCAAGTCTGAGCCTTCGGATCGACCTGCGGCTGCGCCGCCTGCTGATACTGGGGCTGCTGTTGGTACTGGGGCTGCTCGGGCTGCTGGCGCTGCAGGCGCTCGCTGTCCTGCAGTTGGCGCTCGGCGCGAGTCTTGGCGACGTTGTACCGATCTTGGTCGCTGACCGCGCGGGCCAGAGCCTCTTGGGCCTCTACAACCTTGTCGGCGTCACCGGCCTCGTAGGCCTCCTTGTACGCCCGACGAGCAGCCGCGACTTGCGCCTCGACCCGAGCGCCGTACTGGTCGAGATACCCGCTGTCGAGCTGGTTGACCCGGCCCTTCAGCTTCTTGTTCTCTTCCATCAGCTGCTGGGCGATGCGCACAGCCTCCTGACGGTCCCGCTCTTCCTTGCGATACTTCTCCGTCAGCTTCTTGATGCGGTTCTGGACGTTCTTGCTGTAGCTCTCGAGCTCAGCCTCCTTGTCCGCGCCGTCGTCAGCTTCTGCCCGGCGTGCCGGGGCTTCGCTTTCTTCGACCTCCGGAGCCTCGATCTCGATCTCCTGACCGAGATCCTCGTCGTCTCGTTCCATAGCCGCCTCCTCAGACATGCTTTACATCGTCAGGGTTCAGGATCGTCGCGATGACCTCGTCATCGTTGATCAGCCGAACCTCTCCGCCGTCGATCTTGAACCGGGAACCGGCATACCGGCCGATGCAGACCCAATCTCCGGTCTTGCACCACGGCTCCGATTCCGGGCCGAACTTGTCGGGGTCCTTGTAGGCGAGCGGACCCACCTTGAGGACATAGGCGACAACCGTCGCCAGCGCTTCACGGTCCCGGACCTCGTCCGGAATGTGAAGGCCGCCCGACGTGACCGCCTTGCCTTGGTACGGCATGACCAGAACCCGCCAGCCGGTGGGCTGAGGCAGGCGGTCGAGCAGCGGTTTGTCGAGAAGTGCGGGGTCAAGGACCCGCTGGCCTTCGGGCACGTAGGCCTTTTCGATGCCACTGGGCGCTTCTTCGGCCCGTTCTTTGGCAGCGACTTTCCGGGCGACGTGCTCAGGGAGCAGTAAACTCGTCATCTTCGGTGTAGTTCTCCAGCAGGGACTTGATCTCGTTCCTGACAAAGGAGAGTCCCCGGACCTCCCCCACCAGCGACTGGTACTGTTCCCAGTCTTTCGCGGCGCCGGAGGACAACAGGCTGCTGATGTCCTCCTCACGCTCCGCGATCAACTTGTATATATGTCGAGCGAAACTTACAACATCCATCAGAATGTTTCTCGATAGTTTTGCTGCGAGAGCGACTTGATGGGCCCGCCCTTGACCCAGTCGTTGCAGGTGTGGGCAGCCATGCAGACGAACTTGTAGATCTGGCAGTAGCCCAGATCGCCAGACTCATCGCCGATGCACTCCAGCATGTCGTCGGTCTGGTTGTACGCGCCGCAGTTGCCGCAGACCTCGCTCGCGACGAAGCCGCCGTCATCGGCCGGGTCCCGATAGTCGGCGTCCTCGACGGCGACCATCTTGTTCTCCTCGTTGATCTGGGGATCACGAGTCGGGACCGGGCAGGACATGCCCTCGTCGTCCTCTTCGTAGTCATCCATGGGGATCTCTTTGTCCCCGTTCAGCGTGATCGTGATGCTAACCATCAGAAGGTCCCTCGATGCTGGGTGCCGGAAACCTGCACCGTGCCGCCTTTGCTGTAGCCCTTGCGGGATCGACCGGCCTCGCGGAGCGCGATGGCAACAGCCTGTTTCTGCGGGCGCCCCTCCTTGCGGAGCATTCCGATGTTCTCGCTGACAGTGGCGTCAGACTTACCCTTCTTCAGCGGCATTACTGCCCCCTCCGCATGTTCGCCATGGCAATGTCTTGTTGGACCGCGATCCGCTCGCGGTTGACCGCGTTACGGCTGTCCGCGATCTCTTCCTGCAGCTCGAGACGGGCGGCTTCGCCCGCCGCCTTCTGCTGGAGCTTGGCCTGATCCAGCTGGAGCTTCTGCGCGCTCTGCATGGCGTCCTGAGCCAGCTTCTGCGCATCGAGCTGGAGTTCCTGCATGCGGATCTGGACCAGCGGGTCGGCGTTCGGATCCGGGGGCGGCGGAACGATCTGCTGCATGACCTGATCGAGCAGCTGGGACTCGACCGT